CATACGGATGAGCAAGTCGAAAGCTCGAAGGATCAGATCAGGGGACATACGCTTATCGTAAGCAGAGAAGTCACCATCCATGAAACGAAACTCAGAGTCACTGGTAGACTTCAGATGATGGACAATGTCTCCCCACTGACGGGATCGCGAATTGGTCCCAACTGCGAGCTCCCAACAGATAGGATTCCCTTGAATCTCAGCAATGAGAGGAAGAAAGTACTTCCTAAACAACAGTTGAAAATCCACAGGGCAGCTTGCGAACAACCGAGTTTTCCCGATCTCACGCTTCCGAGCAGAGACTGGCTCGTCTTTCATGCACAACTTAAAAATTGAATTGACACGATTGCCAGCTAGGAAGGCACTTTCCATCTCCACGATACGATCATGCACTTCTTTTGGTAAGGGAGCTCCCTCAGTCATAGGATGCAGTAGATCACGTTTGTCGATGTTTGTCATCGGGAAGCCACATGAGGTCCCAAAATTGATGCCATTCACATCAGGCTCACCCACAATACCAAGGACGGCTTCCTCGTTTGTAAGGGGACCTATTGTGTAGCTCCAATCGGATTTGCGTTCAATCCTGTCCCAATAATCTTCCATGGCCCACTCCATGTGATGATATGGGAAGACAGGACACACTGCAAGAGATTGTTCATTCATCCGATGAACGGGGCGCCAAGAAACGAGGTCTGGAGGGAAGCGCTCGGCTTCGTCGCCAAATTTCCACTTAACACCTTCATACAGGGGTGAACGCTCAACCTTGGATTTGGTGGCCATCCGATGGTGACCAACAAAGGAACCCCGGTATACAAGGGACCGAATGTTCTCAGGAGGTTGGTAATTGAAATTAGATTTCGGATGAATTGATGATTGCATCGCAGGCATCGGCTGTCCTAGAATCTTTTTGGGGAGACCTACATCGTAAAATCCCCGGAAGTGATCCAAAACATGCCGAACCATGTGAGCGTTCAAGCAATTGATGATACCAATTCGCTTTTCCAAACCCCAATTGTGAATTCCAAGAAGTCGATACTGGGGTGGTCCAGCTCCTCGCACACGAACAAGAGCCATCGATCCACAAATGTCCTCGTGGATGTCCCAACCAGAACGGTTGTACTGAACCGTCTCAACACGCTGTTGACTCACGTTGGGCAACTCAAGAGACACATACGGAGAAAACATCGTATCATAGGCTGAAACTTGGTCATCGAGATCCAAACCCAGCATGAATCCGTTCGAAGGAGTCTGCAACACTGTGCAGATGTCCCCTTTTTCCAGAAACTGGGTCGAGATACGAGACCGGGGAACTACTCCACGAGCTCGGAAGAAAATGAGATCCTTGTCCTGCATCTCAAGCACATCAGCAGGACCAAGTGTGATGCGAGTCTTCATCTCTCCTTGCTGAAAGATGTATTCGTGAACACCACTGGCCAGGCATTGACCAATGGCGTGCCACACAGAAACCCATATCTCACCAGAAACACACATGATGATGGCCGTACCTGAGGTATTCTCAGCTGTGAGCGTGGCCAAGTGAGTCTTTCCAATCTCATTCCATTCCTCCCTGGAACGACCATTGGTCGCCTGCATGGGGGGAAATGGAACGTAATTCCATGGGAGGTACTTCTCGGCCTTCTTCGCTGCCAAATTTCCCTGCGGAACTACACTGAGCCCGAGTTTGCCAGCAACATGTTCAATATCGCGAATACTCCTGTCGCGTGCCGCAGCGATTCCGTCAAGGTTCATCGATCTCCTCTGCTCAAAACTCATTCCAGTGAGAAAGCCCATGCAATAGAAGCTCATCAATGGAAGAAGCGAGTGGAACACTACTGGTTTCACGCTGAGAAAATCCATGAAACCCTTCCTCGCTGAGGTAAGAGTGTGCTCCACTGCCTTTCTGAACTGAGGTAAAACTGCTGCAACACGATCCCGAAAATCAAATGTTTTGATTTCCAGTCCCGATTGCATCACCGCAGTACCGAAAGACTGGTAATCATGATCCGCACAGTGTTCGCAGAGGCACTGCTGACCTACGTACACGTTTCCAAAAGGGCAGGTATGGAAATCATCGAAGGTGATGTTGGCCTCTTCACGCAAAGACAAATTCAGCTTCACAGCCCACCTCAAGATGAGGTTGAATTCGCGAAAATCGACCTGATGAGTCTCGAGTTTCCAAATGATCTCACCACGTTCGATGCGAGCATACTCCCAAAACCATTTAGCATCTATCATCACACGCCGACTCACGGTGAAAAGCCACTGGTCAGTGTGGCCTGCTTTGAATGCAATCTGGTCGTACCTGTTACGTGGAGTGAACTGAACGTACAAGGAGAACCGCCGAAACACTGCGTCTGGGCATGTCATCCAACTATTCACACCAAGTGTGGGATCATTGGAGGTCACCACAACGCATTCGGCTCGAACAACATGCATACCCTTGTCCTTAAGATCAGCCATGGGGACCATCATCGGATTTGTCGAAGAGACTTGGCGAAATGTTTCCAGCATGTTCTCGGTACACTTCACTGGATTCTGACTACCAACATCATCAAGCACGATGTACACGCGATCAGATGAGAAGCCATCCCAGTGCTTGAAGCCCTCCAGGATACTGTACACTGTACGGTCACTGAGTTCTGTGTTCGACAGGGCAGAGTAAGTTTTCTGAATGAAAGCTGTGAGTGCAGTCTTACCGATCCCAGCAGGACCAATCAAACCAACACTAAAGGGCAGTGGTCGGTTGACACTGAAAAGTCGCCGTCGGCGCAACTCCTCGGAGATACCCTCAACCTGATCGAATATCTTCGCAAGAGCGCGATCAAGTGGACGTCGGCCAAGGGTTCCTCGCCTGGCTCGACCGATACGCTCAGTCAAGCCCTTCACAATCTCCTCAAATTCCTCAAGATCACAACACACGGCATTCCTGAAGTAGAAATCGGCAGAAGTGTCCTTCATAGTGCCTTCTTTGTCCACAGGTAGAGCAGCTTGAAACGAGGGCCAAACTGCAACTATAGACACACAATCGGTAAAAAGCTCGTCATGCTCGCCCATGTTGACGAATAGAAGAGTGGGGTCCTTCAACCGAATAGCATGCCATCCACGTTCGATAACTGCTGTGACATCATCGACAAGGGTAAGGAGAAGAGGTTTTCCTTTTTCAAACTTCATTGCACGAATGTAGGGCTCAACATCCTCATCTTCTGATCCCATGATCAAATAGACCATGTTTAACCAAATACGGCGAAACTTGCCAAGCATCTGATCTGGAGAGAAAGCCCCACCAACTCCCTTGAGGGCGGTGCGGAAAGTGGAGAATGCCTCACCCATAGTGGGTCCCTGAGGTTCAGCAAAAGTGAACGTCCCCGTCATCTTGTCACTTACAACACGAAACAATGCTTTGATGCGCTGAATAACCTTATTCACGCGCCCCAAGAGAGAATTGTCAAATTGCTTAAACAATCCATACAAAGTCGTGAGGTAAAGACTCAACACTGGGAGTGCCTTCACTGCCGAATCGACTTGGATCACGCCTGCTATGAAAGAAGCAGTGGCAATAAAGAATTGCTGCATCAGATTGAGAGCACCCGACCCAATGCGAGTCGTGAAGTCATCACGTGCATCCTCAATTGATTTCCGGAG